CTTGTCGTAGGAGATAAATTTAGAATATTTTTGTATTTTTAATTTAATTCGTGGCCATACAATTGTATCACTGATTTCTTTGTCCCAATATGGAAAGGGATTGAATACAGATCCAATAACAGCCAATGTTTCGATATTGATGTGACCTTTGCGATAGTACTTTACTATCTTTGGCCAATCACCATCGCGCACGAGAAAGGCATCCTCCAATGAATCAAATTGTTGCATATCATTCTTAAAGATATATGTCAATGACTCTTTATTTTTGCGCGCGGTTTGCCAGTGTTCCTGCAATGACATATTATTTGTATCAAGCAATTCACCGACCCAACAATCAGGTTTCTCTTTTAAGATAGATGCCAGATAAAGATCTAGATCTTCTCGCTTAGACAAACGATGAAACATATATTTGTCTTTGCGTAATTCAAATTTAGATCGATCGGCTTTAGTCTGACCATTATATTTGAAATAGTCATAACCTTCTTGTGTAAAGTGAAGTTTGATTGCCAGATATTTTTTGTATGCGTCGAATGCATCCATAAACATTATATTGGTAACCTTGATGTTTTTTGAATATAATTAAGATCTTCTGCTTCTTGTTGAAGTTTTGCTTTTAACACAAGATTTTTCTTGATATATTTTGCAATTGATTCGATCTCAATATTATTTCTGTCACAATAATGTATAATGGCTCCCATGTAGTCGCCATCACCATTTTTTTGAACAATATTTTCAATATCTTTAAAGATATTTTTTGATAGTACTAAATCTGATTGATCGTCGATAACTTGATTCATAATATTCCAAGAAAAAAAGAGGAGGTTGCCCTCCCCAAACTACTATTTATGCAGCCTCTGCAAACTCAACTGCCAGACCTAAGGCTTCGATGTTGGTGTTCTTGTTATGACCATACCAAGCTGACTGCAGTCGTGTGTCTGCATTATTGCCAAGTGTATGATTGGTCATATAAGTAACCGCATTGTATGCAGCCCACCATGTACCACGTCCGAGTTCAGCGCCGGGCTGTGTGTCGATCACCTCGAGAGCCGTGGTAGCATTACGTGAAAGAACATTCTTGCCTGCCTTGATGTTGCCCATCAGCTCATCAAAGGACAGACCTTTGTTCTTACCAGTAGTCTTTGGAAAGACTCGTGAGAAGTACTCAGTAAGCTTATCCTGATTGAATCGCTTGGATCCAAGGAACTCAGATGCTTCACGATAAGTATTCATTTGTTGAGAAGCAGCATCCAATGCAAGCTTCACCTTCTCTACATCAAACTCCTGACGGTGATTGAGAGAGATACCAAGGGATGCTTTGCCATCCAAGGCAAGCGATAGCGTGTTATTGCAGACAACACGTGTGGGTGTGAAGCGAACGTCAACACCGCGACCATAGTTATGAGGATTAGACAGAAGCAAATAAGATTCTACTTCATCTTTACCACCAAAGAGTGAGAAAGTCTCATTGACTTTTGCCAAACCCCAAATGATACGACCATCCTTCAATGAACCAGCAGTGTGCATTGACATACCACCTGCCTTTACATACTCATCAAAGAATTCAAACGCTGATTCGTTTTGGACAGGAATCCACTGATCACCAACAACGTCAAGAACTTTGTTATCAGACGATCGAACCAAAGCCTGCTTGCCCGGTACGTTGATAGTCTGATCACCAACAGTAGTTGTCAATGGAAAACGTTCTACCTTCCAATCCAGACCAGCGGCCTGCATCATCTCTTGAGGAGATAGATCGTCGCCTACTCGTACACCAAGACCATGCCAAGGGAGATCACCAGAGTAAGCCATCTGCGCCTGACCGTTAACGATTTCAAGTTCATGTGCCATAATATAATTTCCTACAGTTTCAGTTGTTTTTCCAATTTACAAGTACCATTCTACCGCATTATTTCTCAAAAGTACATGCCGAATAATTACATTTCACGAAGAATTGTTGATGCCAACAAAAAGCCTGATACGGCGTTCAACATAATGAGCGCTCTGTCCTTCCAGATAATGGACACCCATGTCCATAAAATTATACCAACAAGTCCAATAGACAAATCGTACATACGATAATCAGGTCCAGCAGATCGCATAGCAAGTGATGTCATCACCATAATTGATGCGACCCATTTCAGATACCAGTCAAAATTTTCTGGCCACCACTCACGATCGGGTTTGGTGCGACCCTCAGCACGCACCATTGGATCACCACGATTCTCTTTCATACATTCTCCATTTGTTCAAAAAAGTCTGCTGCGACTGTACTATTCTCAGTCTTCAGCGTAATAAACTTGCGACGTGCACGGTCAAAGAAACGTGGCTTTGGAAATACGAACCATTGTGTATCGCCTGACTTCTTATAAGCCACCATTTTACCAGCATCATTGATTGCATACGTGTGGTTACGAACATTGTAATCCACCTTGTCCCACACGGTTATTTCTTTAAGAATTTTCAAGTTGCTCATCCTTCAAATCAAGCAAATCCATCTTTAGTTCATTGAGTAAAACAAATACCTTTAAGTCGACCGCATTTGGATTCACTGATAAACAAGAATTAATACAACTCTCGGCAGTACGAATCGCTGCCATCTTCTCATCGATTTTTTCAATATTCACGCTAACAACCTCTCATTATCTTTTACAAATTTGACCAAAGCTTTGAGCCCGGTGGCCGTCTGTAGCTTCTCAGTCAGTTCAGATTTCGCACGAGTCTGAGCAGCTATATACTCAGGTCGCATACGGTTACTGACATAACTCATGTCTTTGGCAGCACGGTTAGTGGACAGGTCGAACAGGCGAAGAATCATCTTTGCATTCTTGTGGCCAACCCACACTTTGCCACCTTTATCAGTTTGCACCCAGTGCAGTGATGAAGGATTGCCGATTGAGTCAACAATCTTACGAAGTTGAACAATTACCTGCTCAACTTTATAGTCTTCGCCGAATACTTCTTCTTCAACGTCGACCTCAAAAGGATCATATTTTCTTTTTCTACCCATTATAAATTTCTCCAACAATTGTTCCGCTTATAAGATATGGCACACCTAATGATTCAGCCAATCGTAAAGCAACATCATAAAATAAAGCAGTAGCACGTACTTTGCCTGTGTTCTGTTCAGTAACGACAAAGACTCTCATTAATAATACTCCTCCTCGCGTTCCTCACAATCCTCACAAATGTAGCTTCGATGCTCCATCTCACATCCGCATTCGGAGCAGAAGTCTATCATATCGTCTTCGAAGTCAAAGATGTCATCAGTATTTTCCTGAGTCTCGAGCTGTGGATTATGTAAAATCCACTGCACAGTAAGATCAACCAGTTCTTCGATGGAACGGTGGAGGATATCACCGTCGAAGTCGCCATTGTAGATGCGACCAGTGGTCCAAGGCTTGACTTCTTCGACCAAACGCCAAGGCAAGAACTCAGACAAGAAGTTGATGGCACCAGAGGTGTTATTACCCATACCATTGTTATAGAAGTCGTAACATAATCGATTGGCCGCACGAATCATTTCACCAGCTTTGGTGTCACATTTACCAGACGCAGGCATTAATTTGCACAGACGATCAAAGTCTGATTGATAATTGCCGTTGCTGTTCCAATATGAGTTCATAACTTTTTCCTTTGCTTTTTCCATTTTACAAGTGCTATTCTATCAAGTCTCTTCTTAGAAGTACATGCTAAATACCGTAAATAGTCGGCATTATGCATATGTTGCCTGTATCTTCAGGCGATCAGCCACAGCCTGTACAGCCCACCGCGATTGGCCACCAATGTGCCAGTTATATGCCTGACCTGAGCGTGTGGTGAGCCCTCCGTCATACATTTTCCAGTCATAGATGGTGATCTTACCACAATCATCATCATACCATTCCCACTCGGTTTCGACTTTGCCATCACCGCTTGGATCCATATAATCAGGCTCGCCTAGAGCTTCTACAAGTTCCTGATACGTTGCCGTGACATAACCTTTTAAAGATGTAAATTGCATTACGCTACCTCCTTCTCAATAGTTGCAACCGCAGTTAATGAACCAATCTCAGTTTCTTCCAAGAAGATCATATAAGTGTCGATGCCTTCGCGACAGGCAGCGTTCTTATTATTGGCTTCTATGCCTTTAAAAATAAACGCGCCACAACCTTCTTCCCGAACAGTAACTGTGTACTTTCTCATTACGCTGCCTCCATTTCTACAGTTTCTTCGATAGGGAAAACCCAAAAACGCTTAGGCACTTTCTTGTACTTGACTTCGCCAGTAAGCTTGTCTTCAATTTTTTTGGTTACAACTCGCATCAATTCAATACCTTCACCTTTATTGCAAGTGCGGCCAATTGACTTAGCCTGCATAAAGGTCAAAAAACCAGCTGAGTCATATTCAGCGAGGATTTGAGCGTTCTTGCCAGAGTAGGGGTTACCAGTTACAAAGTTGATCGCCATGTTTTTTTCCATATCTCCATTTGATAGAGCTATTATACTGCAAGCACGACGAAAAGTACACCTCTAAGTCTATGATTTCATTAGACTTTTTGAGCGTACCTAAGTTATTGATTTTGTTAGAGTTTTTTACGAAGAAATTGTGTTAAATTGTAACAATTTTAAGATCTTTTACGTATATGCTTAGAACTTTTGCGTATATGCTACGATTTGGCAAACTCACCTACGTATGTGACAAAATTTTCAGCACAATCCTCAGCATACCTTTCATTGTGTCCTTCCAATAGTCTGGTCTCGCGATGAGTTAGTTGGCCAAAAACTTTCTGCTCCATTTTAACACCATAATGATATTCGTCTCTAAAGACAGTAGCCTTTCTTTCACCTTCATCAGACCAAAAAATAGATAATTCAGTAAACGAATATTGAAACATAGTTAAAAATCCTTGAGTTTTCCTTTATGATATAGATCAAAGTATTTACGAGTCATTGGCATCCAATCGTTTATATCTTCTTCAAATATCAATGCACCTTCACCACCACCTACAGCCATTAAGATAACAATTTGCTCGATATCCATATCATAATGTTCTTTTACCATTTGAGCGTACGCTGCACCTTGCATAAAATACGTCGTAATCTCGTCTTTCTTTTTCCATCTTTTCGATGTTTTAAAATCAAGAATAGTAGGTTTGCCATTGTATAGACATATAAGATCTGCAGTGCCAGCAGTTTTGAGTGTATTTGAATACATTTGTAATTCTACACCATGCAGCGTACAGACATTCTCATCAAGGTGAGGCTGTATTGTTCTAAATGTGTTAAGAGCAATAGGATTAGCTTCTTTCTCGTTAAGTTTACCGAGTACATAGTCTTCGGCAATATTATGGACAGCCGTACCGGCACGAGATGCTTGTGTGGAGATTTTATTGGCAGCTTCATTACCTACACGCTTACGCCATTCGTAGATTTTTTTCTTGCCAAGCTTACCAAGGGCTGTAGTAACCGATGGGTATTTTTCTCCGCTTTCGGTTACGTACAGCCGTTGCCCGTCCTCATTAATGCGTTTAAGAGTTTTGGGTTCAAATAGTTCATAATTAAATTTTTTCATTTTATAATTCTACCACAAGTTTTTCAGAATGTAAACCTATTTATGCGACTGATCTAATGTCGACTATTTCATTGTGACATAACATCATGCTTTCAGCGATGATGAATTCCTTTACAAAGCCGCTTCGTACAATGTCATCAATACCAAACTCAATATGAGTCATCGATGGGATTTGACCAAAGATACGAATTGCCTGTTGTAAACCTGATTGTTGATTGTAACGACTGGATGTCAGGTCATCCTGTAGCACATCACCACATATAATCACACGACTACCTTCACCTACTCTCGTTAGAACTGTCTTAAGTTCCATGTAAGATAGGTTTTGTGCTTCGTCAAGAATGATTATACAATTATCAATTGTTGTACCACGTAGATAAGATGTAGACTGAAACTCAATAAGATTTTTCTGCTTCAGTATATCGTATGCGTCTCCTCTTTGAAAAAGCTCTGCAGTAATTCCTCGATACGGCGCCTCATAGGCCGCCAGTTTTTCAGATTCTTTTCCGGGTAGGAATCCCATGTCTTTTGACGGTTGGGCTGATCTGATAACTACGATTTTGTCGTATTCGTTTTCTTTGTATTCGAAGAGATCGAAAAGTGCAAGATAGAGGGATAGGAAGGTCTTACCGGTGCCTGGGCAACCGTGTAGAATAAGATGTTGATCTTCATCATATGCATCAAAAGTTTTCTTTTGATTATCTGTTTTAGGATGTATATCAGCTAATTTCATGCCTCTCGTTGGTACTCGGTCACGCTCATCTAAAACCCCTTGCTTTCGAAGCGCGCGTCTTTTTCTTTTTGAAAGTGCCATATGAAAACCCTTATTGTTGTTGTTAAATGGACATAATATAGAGGGTTTGCTTTTCTCCTTGTTATTAAAAGTCGTTTACTGTATTGCCCTTACCGGACGCCTTTTTTATCGATTTTAACACATCACGAAAGCCCGAGTCAGGTTTCATCGTGCCAGAGTTTCTTACGAGTCCTTGGCCACCAGAAATGACTTGGGTCAAATGCGGATTTGATTCTTTGTATTCGGTTACTTGAGACATGCGAAGTATTATGTCCTGCACTTCACCTGTCTCAGTATTTTTGAATGTATAGGTAGGCATGTTTTTATTTATAAATTAGATGCTTTGAAAAGTATCTAAAAGCTCGGTAATATCGTTACTTCTTAAACAATTTTTAATTCGTTTTTCTTGACGGTGGACTACAAGACTTTCATTTTTCTTATAACCGCCATCAGTAAATTTACGATCATTGTTTCGATTTACCTTGTCTTTAGTTGTTTTGCTCATCGATCAATCCTGGGTATGCTTCAATAACTAAACTTTTAGTAATACCTTTAAATGGTAATGTCTTATCTTTTATTGCAATACAGAGTTCTGCATCTTTCGGATGTACTGACTCAAGTAATTGTATAAAAAGTGTCTCACGTTTAATCTGGTGTAGATTATTCTTTGGATGATCCATAAAATACGTAAACTTTCTATAGTCTCGATATAGACCACCGGCATTGTCTAACAT